ATTTGCAGATAAAATGATTAAAGGAGCAGGAACAAGAACTTTAAAAACTCCAACTGAAACTTTATTAAATATAGGAAAAAATATTGGCAAAGCAAAGACCGCAATCCCCGCTGCAATAGGCACTTACCTAATGACAGGGGGTAATGAAGTACAAGCAGGCGAACCTATTTATAATAATGAAATAGGCGCATTTGTAAAAGCAGGTACAGATGATGTGGCTTCACAATCTGGCTTACTTGATTGGGCATCTAAAAATCCAGAAACACTAGCAGTAGGTGGAACAGCAATGACAAAAACTGGATCAACATTATTAAAAGGATTATTAAAAACTTTAGCAGCGCCAGCTGTAGGTGTAGCAAACGCAGCTTATGAAATAAGTGAAAATTTAGAAAGTGGTGATAATATTGTAGAAGCAGTAGCAGATAAAACAGCAGGATTAGGTTTAATGGGAAGCAGTGCTTTTAGCGGTGGATTAGGTAAATTAATGGGTGGAGCAAAAATAGCTAGATCATTAACACCGGTCGGCGCAGCGATGACAGGAGCTGGAATAGCTAAAGATTATTATGACTTTACACAAGAAGAAATTGAAAGAATGAATGCAATGACTGATTATGATAGAGAAGTTTACAATGAAATGTTAATGGATGATACTAACATTGACTTTTAATAAAACAACTGATAGACAGCTTTCAGGTGTTGAAACAATCAAGAATAGAGGATAGAATAGCTTATGGCTACAATAGATAAATCGTTACCCAATACAATGACAGAAGTCGAGATTCCAGGTGAGGAAGAAATAGTTGAGGCTAAAGAAGAAGCTGTAGAAGAGATATCTTCCGATGGAAAAACTGAAATTGAAATGGATGAAGAAGGTGGAGCAACTATTAATTTTGATCCAGGAGAAGTTAATCCAGAAGGTGGCGAAGATCATGATGCTAACCTAGCAGATTTTTTAGAAGATAATGTTTTAGATCCATTAGCAGCTGAATTAATGGAACACTATAGAAATTACAAAGAATCAAGACAAGAATGGGCAGATAGTTATAGAGAAGGTTTAAATCTTTTAGGATTTAAATATGTAACTAGAACAGAACCATTTAGAGGTGCAGCCTCGGTTACTCACCCAGTATTAGCAGAAGCGGTTACACAATTTCAAGCTCAAGCTTACAAAGAATTATTACCAGCGGACGGACCGGTTAGAACTCAAATTTTAGGAGATGCAAGTGTTCCTAAAGAAGAACAATCTAAACGTGTTAAAGATTTTATGAACTATCAAATTATGGATCAGATGAAAGAGTATGAACCAGAGTTTGATCAAATGTTATTTTACTTACCCCTATCAGGATCTACTTTTAAAAAAGTTTATTACGATGATTTATTAGGTAGAGCTGTAAGTAAATTTATCCCGGCTGAAGATTTAGTCGTGCCGTACTCTGCTACCTCATTAGAAGATGCGGAAGCTGTAATCCACGTTATTCGTATGTCACCTAATGATTTACGAAAACAACAAATCAATGGTTTCTATAGAGACATTGATTTGGGAGAACCGCCAGTACAAGAAGATAAATTAAAACAAAAAGAATTAGAACTAGAAGGTATCACATCTAATGGTACCGAAGACATGTATACTATTTTAGAAATGCATGTTGATGTAGACTTGGAAGGACACGAAGATGTTGATCCTGAAGATGGTGAGCCCACTGGAATTAAGTTACCTTATATAATAACAGTTGATGAAGCTAACAGTAAAATTTTATCTATCAGAAGAAATTATGGTGAACAAGATCCTTTGAAAAAGAAAAAAGATTACTTTGTGCATTTTAAATTTTTACCTGGTTTAGGTTTTTATGGTTTAGGTTTAATTCACATGATTGGTGGATTAAGTAGAACTGCAACAGTTGCTTTAAGACAATTATTAGATGCTGGAACTTTAGCTAACTTACCTGCTGGTTTTAAAACTAGGGGTGTTAGAATGAGAGATGATGCACAACCTTTACAACCTGGAGAATTTAGAGATGTCGACGTTCCGGGTGGAAATATTAAAGATCAGTTTATGCAATTACCTTTTAAAGGACCAGACCAAACTTTATTACAATTAATGGGAGTCGTAGTAGCAGGTGCACAAAGATTTGCATCTATTGCCGATATGCAAGTAGGAGATATGAACCAAGGTGCAGCTGTTGGAACGACAGTAGCGCTTCTGGAACGTGGCTCTCGTGTAATGTCAGCTATTCATAAAAGATTATATGTAGGTTTAAAGAATGAATTTAAATTATTAGCAAGTGTATTTAAAAGTTACTTACCGGCTGAATATCCTTATGATGTACCAGGAGCATCAAGAAATATTAAAGTTCAAGATTTTGATGACAAGGTAGATATCTTACCGGTTGCAGATCCTAATATTTTTTCTCAAACACAAAGAATTTCTATGGCGCAAACTCAATTACAACTTGCACAATCTAATCCTAAGATTCATAACTTGTATCAAGCCTATAGATCTATGTATGATGCAATTGGTGTTAAAAATGTAAATGCAATTTTACCTCCTCCAGCTGCACCTACTCCTATGGATCCAAGTTTAGAACATATTATGGCAATTAGTGGAAAACCTTTTCAAGCTTATCCAGGTCAAGATCATAAAGCACACATCGATGCTCACTTGAGTTTCATGTCAATCTCTATGGTACAAAATAATCCAATGGCAATGTTGTCATTACAAAAAAACATACTTGAACACATTAGTTTAATGGCACAAGAGCAAATTCAATTAGAATATGTTGAAGAGTTACAAGAACTACAAAGTATTCAACAACAACTAGCACCAATGATGCAAAATCCACAAGCAATGCAACAAATGCAACAAAATCCACAAGCAATGCAGATGCAACAAAGAGTTCAACAACTAACTTCTATGATGGAAGCTAGAAAAGCTAACTTAATTGCAGAAATGACAATAGATTATGCTAAAGAAGAAGATAAAATTAGTTCTGAAGTAGGTGGAGATCCATTACTTAAACTAAAATCAAGAGAATTAGACATAAAAGCTAAAAATGATCAAGAACAAGCTATGAATAGAGAAGCAAGACTTGATTTAGACACAATGAGAGCTATGATGGACGACACACAACACGATGAAAAACTAGAACAGAACGAAGAACTAGCTGGATTACGTGCAGGGGTTTCAATTGCCAAACAAGAAATGGCAGACCAAAGTAAAAGAAACGATTTTGGTAGAAATTTTAAAAAAAATTAGTATAATTAATATATAAGGAGAAAATTATGAGCAAAGATTGGCAAAGAGGATCAACTTTCATGAACGACGATGTCAAGATCGAAAAAGAACTTGGTGTTGGCGCTGATGGTTACCAAACAGGAAACAAACCAGTAGAAATGACTAGTGGTACTGAGTCTCAAGTTGTTACTGTTAAGGGAACTAAAAGAATGAGAGCTGACAAAAAACCCGTTAAAGCTACTTGGTATTAACATGTGGTTGTCGGCAATTAAATTAGCCGTTTCTGCTGGTAGTAAAATTTACGCTAATAAACAAAGAACAAAAATGGCTATGTCTGACGCGCAGCTAATGCATGCTCAGAAAATGGCTACAGGTGCGGAAGCTTACCAGGGAAAATTATTAGAATCCAGAAACTCAGATTGGAAAGACGAATTTATTTTGATTTTATTGTCAATCCCCATCGTAATGTTGGGATGGTCTGTCTGGTCAGATAATCCTGTACACATGGAAAAAATGGAGTTATTCTTTGTGCACTTTGGAAATTTACCATTATGGTATCAAACAATTTTTGTGGGTGTCATTGCATCTGTCTATGGACTTAAGGCAACTCATCTGATAAAAGGAAAATAACAATGGAGAAAACATTATGAGAAACGACTACGGAACAAGACCTTACATTGAAAGATATGGAAGCACTGCTAAAAAAGCTAGCAAGAAACAAAGTGCTAATTCTAGACTAGATGAATCTTTAGGAATGAGAGACGGCAAAGAATCTACAAAATCTCAAAGCTATAAATCTAGAAGAGATGAATCTAGAGGAATGAAATAATGAAAAATTCAGGAAGAATGAATTTAGCTGAAGAGCTAGGTAGAATAGATTCTGAAAAAATGAATTCCAATAGAATGGCAGAAAAAGATAGAGTTATTTCTGAACTTAATAGAGGATACAAACACGGTGGATCTGTTAGAGGTTGTGGAAAAGCTAAAAGAGGCAAAGGAAAGGCTTACGGTAAAAACTCATGATGAAAAGACCTATGTATAAAGCAGGTGGTAAAACTTTAAAACCTATTGATAAGAAAAAAAGTCCAGGACTTTCAAAACTACCCAAAAAAGTTAGAAATAAAATGGGCTTTAAAAAAGATGGTGGTAAAATAAAATAATGAAAAACTTTTTAAGTTGGCCATTAGAAATAGCTAGAACTGTATATACTAAAATTGTAGATAAAGTTTTTGGCAAAAGATGTAAATGTGTAAACATAGAATCTATTAAAAAAAGAACTTTTATTAACGTTTGTACAGACTGTGGAAAGGTACTCAATGGCTAAACAAAAAGGGCTTTATGCCAACATTCACGCAAAGCGTAAAAGAATCGCTGCGGGTAGTAAAGAGAAAATGAGAAGACCTGGAGCAAAAGGTGCTCCTACAAAAGCAAATTTTGTAAGATCAGCAAAAACAGCAAAGAAAAAATAATGGCTAGTGCCGCTTGGACACGAAAAGAAGGTAAGTCTAAATCAGGTGGATTAAATGCTAAAGGCAGAGCAAGTTATAAAGGTGGTACACTTAAAGCACCCACAAAATCTAAAACAAGTTCGAGAAGAAAATCTTTCTGCGCTCGTATGGGCGGCATGAAAAAGAAACTTACTTCAGCAAAAACAGCAAGAGATCCAAACTCTAGAATAAATAAGTCTCTTCGTAAATGGGATTGTTAAATGAGAGATACTAAAGTACTTGAAACATTTTTAAAAAACA